GGTTGAACCGCTGCACCGGGAACAATTCCCAACCGAACTTGGTGGCGTAGAGGTTCACGTCGTCCGACAGGATGTGCTGAATCATGTCGGTGAGCGGCGGCTGCATCAGCATCTTCGACTGCGACAGAATGCTGGTCAGCAGCACCACGCCGGTTTCACTGAGGATCGCCACATCGGAGCCGAACTTGGTGGCGCAACGCCGACCCACGGTGCCGCCGATGGTGTAGGTGCCGACGAGCGTAAAGTCGGTGCCGGTATCCGGGTCGATGCCTTGGTACACGGCGATGTCGCCCTTGGACGAAATGAACACGCTCATGTCGTCCATGCCGACGCCGGTATCCACGCTCCACGGGATCGCCACTTGCAGGTAACCACCCTGCGGGAACACCGCGCCCACGGGGAACAGTTCGCACGCGCCTTCGATCTGGTCCACTGGCAGATACCAGATGTTGGTGGAGTCGCGCTCCGTGAACCACAGGCGGCGGTGCATCACCACGACGTGGACCAGTTTCTTCGGGTCGAACGCCAAGTCCAACGACGTGAGCACGCAGTTGGTCCACACGCCTGCCGTGTACTTCTGCGGCGTGTCGGCGCCGTTCACCGCGACGGTGTGCGTGCCAAACGCATTGCCCAACTGCGTCCACTGCCACTTGTCATTCGTGAAGCCCGTGGCAACGATGTCCGCGACGTTGTACTGCCCGCCGAAGGTCACGTCGATGAAGTTGCCCCCGGCGGCGGCGAACATCTGCTCCGTGCCGCTGACACCGTTGTGCTTGATGAGCGACTGCACGACGCCGGGGATGCCGTTGTACCACCGACGCCAGCCGTGGCGCACGCGCAGCCCGTACTGCACCGGGAACCAGTTGTTCAGGATCACGGCCTGCGTCGGCGGCATCGCCGCCAGCGAATCTCGGGCGTTCAATCCCCCTACCGGCGCAGGCAGCGTTTTCTGCTGGTTCTTCTGCTGCGCTCGGGTGGCGTAGATTGAGGGGCTGCGCGGCATTACGAAGTCGGCCAGTTGCCGTCGGGAATGTTGTAGATGCCGATGAGCGGGAACTGCGGCTGGCGGGCCAGCGACAGGATCGCGCCGCCGCCGTCCTGTGCCAGCGCGTCGTCCAGATTGCTCTGGAACTCGTCAGCGAACGAGGTCGTGTCGAACTGCTTGGCTTGGAAGAACCGCAGCTTGATCCCCGACACCATCAGCCGGTCATCGAAGATGCAGGTATCGTCGTCCTTGGTCGCTTTCGGCTTGTAATTGCCCGCTGCGTCCTGCACCCACCACTTGCCGACGTAGTAGTAGTTGAAGGTCAGCGGCGTGGCGGGTGTGCTGCCCTGCCCCGGTATCGGCCACACCTCGAACACGTTGCCCACCAAACGGAACCGCTCGCGCGGCCCGGTGGAGAGGATGCCGGACTTCAACCACTGCCATTGCTGGTTGGTTTCCGGCCCGATCATCGGCCAGAAGTTCGTGCGGTCCCACTCCGTTTGCATGATGGGACGCGCGTAGTCCTCGGGCAGCGGGTAGGTGCCCACCCCGTCCACCGTGGTGATGGTGTGTTCGCGGAACAGCATCCTCCACGCGCGGCGCTTCACCAGCATTTCGCCGGTGGCGTTCAGCAACGCGCCAAGCTGTGTCGCCGTCAGTTCGTTGTTGTTGAATGCCGCGACCGGCGGCAGCAACCCCATCTCACTTGCGGCGGTGCGAATCAACTCCAGAACTGGTGTTGCCGCCATCGGGTGCCTTCCCTGTCTGCATTGCGCTAAACGCCGCCGAGAGTCGGCCAATCTCCGCCTCCAGCGCGGTGATGCGTTCGGCCTGTTGTTCGTTTACCGCCGACAACTTTTGCGTCAGCGCCGAATCCTTGGCGGCAGCTAGGTACGTCGCAGCCTTCCGTTTCAGGTCGTTGAAGCCCATGATCTTGCCTCCGTACACATCCGGCAACTCGGCCAGTTGCTCGACGGTGAAGATGTTCATGTACTTCAATTCCTCGCACTGGCTGCGCGTGATTGCGGGCCACTCGCTCATCGGCATCCCGCTGCCGGTCTGCTCGGCGTTGGACACGAACTGCTGCCAGAGGCGGGCGAAGCGGCGCCGGTGGGTGTCGTCCACCGTGGTGTCGATGACGGTGTTCTTGTCGCCGGGGACGAGGATGCGGACGAAGGGCACGTCGTCGAACACCGGGTGTCCCGCGTCGAGACTGCGTTCTTCGTTCTTCCGTGTGCCCATGTAGAACTTCACGAACAGGCGTTCGTCGGAAGCGGCTTGTGCTTGGTCTTGCGGGTCTTGCAGGCTTTGCAAACTCATGGTTGGTAGGCTCTCGTTTGGTTAGATGCCCGACACACAGAGTGCGCCGGTTGCTGCGAAAGGCTTGCCGTTGCACCACGAGGCAATGGCCCCGGAGTTTGTGACCAGTACATCAGCGGACGCGCTGTCGGCGTAGGCTACTCCAGCGCGGCGTATCGCGCTGCCCAACGCCCCGTTGTTGATGACTACCTCCAACGCGCCACCGGCGGCGAAGGGCCAACCGTTGCTGAACGAGTCCGGCGCGGACAGGTCTGTGACTGTGACCACCGCTCCGCTGGAGTCGAACGTGATGCCGTTCATACGCGAAAGCGGGGGCACGATGGACCCCGCGGCCACGCACAGAATCCGCCCGTTCGCGTCGAACGCGAAGCCACCTTCATGCACGACAGGAGCGGGCGGGTGCGGCGGCATGGTTACGGCGTCGTAGCCATCACTGCGGTAAGGAACGCGTAGTCTCCCACCGCGAGCGTGATGCCCGTTTCGTTCTTCCATGTGTTCCCCGCGACTGCCGGGGAAATCGTGACACCACTCGTAATGCCCACCGTTCCGTTGGCGGCGAGTGGCCCGCCAGCGGCGATGCGGCAAAACTGCATGATGTCGTTCGGCGTGGCACCGGTGACGATGGTGCCCAGCGCGAAGTCAGCGTACTTGTCGCTGGTCGCTCCGGCAGTACCTACCGGCGGCGAACTGGTGTCGCTCGCGGCCCCGATGAGGCCGGTGGTGTTTGCGCGCCCCATGATTAGGGCGTCGTGACGAGTGCAGCCGACAGGAACACATAGTCGCCCGTCACCAGCGCAACGCCGGTATCGTTCGTCCATGTGTTGCCCGTACCGGCGGCGACTGTGACGCCGTTGGTGATACCAGCGGTCGCACCCGCGTTGATGCCCGTCGCGCCGACGCGGCAGAACTGCGCGATGTCGCGCGGCGCGACGGCGTTGACGATGGTGCCAAGTTGGAACGGCGCGGTGGGGTCCGAAGCCACGCCGGGGGTGCCCAGCGGTTTCCAGACCTGCGAGGAAATGGCCCCAATGAGGGGAGAGGTCATCGGCATGGGTTTCTCCTAGTGTCCGATATTGTGCTGCGAAGTGGGCGGCGGCGAACCGCCGCCCGGTTGCTCCCTCTCAGGAGTCGGCCATCACGCCTTGGAACTGGGAACCCGACATCGTGAGGTTGCCCGCCCATGCGAGCAGTTGCACCACGGCGTCTTGGTTCACGCTGTAACGCTTGCTCGGGTCGAGCGCCACGAAGTTGCGTTCGCGGTGCGGGCGGAAGTGGATGTACTTCGTGTTGAGGAAGTACGCCGTGTTGATCGGCGCGAAACCACCGATACCACCGTCCAGCACCACGTCGGCGCCCATGTACGATACCGACGGGAAGCCCAGCTTCGCCATGGCCGACTCGTTCGTGAACCGTTGAATGAGTTGCAGCGATTGCATGAACAGCGCCCAGTAGCCGTTGTCCATCATGATGAGGTCGGTGTGGTCCGAACCACGGACGCACTTGGCGTACAGCGTGTTCATCCGTTGCTGGATGTTCGCCGCCGTCGCGGTGGCGATGATGCTGGCTTGGTTCTGCCAGAACGGCCACGCGGCGCGGTCGATGCCGCCGTAGGTGCCGGACGTGGGAACCTTCGCCACCGCCACGAGCAGACCGGTGATCTGCTTGCCGCCGTCGGCGGTGCCGTCGCTGTAGAGGCCAGCGGCGATGAGGTTCGCCATCGTGCTTTCGGCGACCTTGATGCGCGCTTCCATCAGATCGATGATCTGTTCCTTGGCGGAGTTTTGCAGCATTTCGAGGCCGGACATCGTGACGGCGCAGGCGGCTTGCTTGATGTCGAACTGCGCGGCGCTGATGACATCCTGTGCGCCGATGGGCAGGGCTTGGTAGCCCGAGTACCAGCCCGCGTTCCCGTTCTGCTGGAACGAGAGTTCCTGCATGA